GAGTGGTGGACTGCGTACGAAGTCCATCAGTGCTGCATCCAAGCCAAGCAGCAATGCCGAGTTCTCGAGATTCACGAATGGCCGTCACACGCTCTCGTATCTCACAACCGCAATCATTGAACCGATTAAGAAATCCGCACATTTTGGTAAGCTTGTGGAAGGATCTTCTGTCGGAAGTGATTTGCAGTTGTTGAAGACACTTGAAACGTACGAAGGCAAACGTGAAAATCGGGTTCTCACGATCGCAGTGGCATGCAAGTCGTCGAAAGACTTGCTGTCACGCGGCGCAGCCTATGTTCGTGGAACAGAAGCAACAGTGGATCTAGAGTTCATGGTTGATGGACTCGCTTGGAATCAGATCTACAATGGCGCCCAACATGCCTTCGGGGATAGCAAATGCAATCCTTCAACGGGGGTGTTCCAGAGGAGCAACAGGGACCTGAAGAACCAAGCTGGACGCCTGTTCGGAGCAAACACTCCGGGCTATGCGTTTGACGTGAAGTATGCATACATTGCCGCACTGGCTGTGCTTGCAAAGAACTTCACCCTCAGCGAGCCGACTATCGAGTCTCTGAGTGAGCACATCGTACCAGATTCAGTAATGAGGATGGCGCGTGAGTACCAATACTTTCCTGGACCAGGAGAGGTGGTGAAGACTTGCTCAGGACCGATCAATGAAACTCAGGCAGACATCTACGACCCAATCACAAAGGAGAAGGTCGAAGTCAGTTGCATCCTCCCTGTGATCAACGCGATGCCAGAAAAGGCAACTGCATACCAGCGCGCGCCGATCAGGCCCTACTCGAAGCCTCTCGCATGTCACGAGACGACTTTTGAGTCAACGCTGAGTGCAATGTCGCGTGTGAGCCCTAGCCCGCCACCACCAGTGGCGTCACAGGAAACTACGAAGAAGCTCGAGAAGCTCTACGACCGTGTGCTCGAGAAGATCATGTCACGAGCACAAAACATGACTGTACCGTTGCCGAAATTTCCAGACTACATGAGCGAGGACGAGATCTATCGGCTCATGGGTGAATTGGATGTGTTCAACAACGAGAAGCTCAAGTGGCGCGCGCAAGTCAAGAAGCAAGAAGTGTCATCACTGGAGAAGCAAGCCAGGTTGATCACTTGTTTGCCACTGAGGTTGCAGTTCGCACAGAGTGCATACATCTGCAGCATGCTGGAGCAGTGTGTTGTGGAACAGTACATGTTGTTCATGAAGAAGGGACTAAGTGAGGAGAAGCTGAAGGTGAAGATGGGCGCGCTGTTGACGATCTTCGACCGCTTCCTCTCAACCGACTTCAAGAACTTTGACAGCACGGTACGTCAGCCCTTCCAGAGAGCTGAAGGCAGAATAATCAAGGCTTTCGCCAAGTACGCATGGTGTTCAGACTTGGCTGAACAAACAGTGATCGACAAGAACCAGAGGACATTCAAGCTCAGCAACAAGTTTGCTATGATGAGTCCTGAGAACTGCCGGAAAAGCGGAGAACGCATGACGAGTGTTTTCAACTTCCTGGCACTTCTTGTCACCGCACTGTTCACGATCGAGGAATGTGACGCTCATGCAAAGCTGAAGCATTGCATCACTGAGGCACTACTCGACGGAAAGTACTATGATTCCCGGGATGCCTCAATGAACCCAGACCCCGCCCGGAGGGAGATCAAGCGCATGATAATTGGTCTAATGGGTGAAGGTGATGACGCGGTTAGGGCGTACAAGGATCTCATGTACGGTATGGAACAGCTGTACGATATTGAGCACCACATCACCTGCGCGGCGAAGTGCGGTATGACAATGACACTTAGCATGGATTCTACGAACGTGATCGAGTTCTGTTCGAAGCTATATGCTAAATGTGACTCACCCGGGAATGAGACTTACGCGATCGTCCATCCCGATCGAGCACATGGGCGATTGCCCGTGCAGTTCAACCCGCCGCAGAGTTTCACAACCGCGTACGGGGCTGACCCCGACGGTTGTCTGTCGGAAAGGACCTGGGCTGAATGTAGCGTTCTGGCCCTGACGTCCCTCGTGGCTTACATGGAGAATGGCGGGAGGAAGACGCCATATGTGGCAGCATTGTTCTACAACACCGCACTCTACTGGTTCGGCAAGCTCGAGGACAACGCGTGTGGGGAACATGATTCCGTATACGAGACCGTGATGAATGATGGTAAGAAACGGAAGACCCTGTACGGTGATGTCTGGAGCAAAACCAGAGACGATCTGTGGTTGAGACTAGACAATTGCAGACCGGACACTGATGCCTGCCCGAACGCGCTCAGGAAGATCATTGCGGACTATCTGAAAATCCGAATGTGTGACATAGACATATTCGAATCAGAAGTTCCCACATTGACTGAAGACTTGTTCTTCACTCCTGAGATGTTCTACGTGGCAGACAATGAAGACCGGCGAAAGGCAATCGGCAGTAGGGATGAGATCACCGGGGTGGTACTAGAGGAGTTGGCTTGCTTGACTGATGAAGTCAACGAGGTCGAACCTAGTGTCCACCCTGACGCTACGGGATCAGAGACAACTGCTGACGATTCGCACGCCACTGATGAGACTGTTGAGTGGATGGCACCGATGATCGAAGTAGCCTCAAGTTCTTGGGAATCTAAGACTCTGAGGCTCGCCAACCGTGATGAAATCACTGACAAGGCTAAGATCGATGCCGCCGTCGAAGACCCACTTCGTAAGTTGGTGTACGCATCCAACCCGGGCTTCTACGAGGCATGGTGCCCACTGGACGATAACGAGCGCAGGGGTTACCTCAACAAGAAGGAGACACCCCCGAAAGAAATCAAGAAACGTGTTGGGTTCATGGTGACTGAGAATGATTTCTCACCACGGCTCAACGCCTTCTATGACCTGTGTCTGAAGATCATTCGGGAGAAGGTCCTGACTAAGCGCCAGGCAGGTGGAGATTGGCACCTTGACAAGATTCGCATGGATATGATGCACTTGCGTGACAGACATTTCGCAATATATGAGAATCATCAGATTTCTCAGAACGCGGAAGTCTGCAAGTACACCGCGATGGGTCAGATGCTCGGTAACTACCGTGTGGGTGTGAACGGGCGCGCCACGGTGATATATTTGGAGAACCCAAATGTCGCCGCGAGCTGCGCACGATTGACCACACCACACGTCACCCTGGTGTTTCACGGAGGACTGCTCTGCAGCAATGCTAGCCCTAAAGTAGCTAAAGACTATGACTTCAAGATGCGTGAGCTGGGCAACTGCACAGCGCACATTCTGTCAAGCTACATCAATGAGGAACTGGCTAAGCTGGGAGACTACGCAGGCGTACTCTCTGAGAGCAGCACCGCAGAAGCAGCCTTCCACGCTCGGATCAGCCCATCCTTTGACGCTAACGTGTCTTACACGCTGGCATTTCCTTTCGTACAACCTGCTGCGGCAGTGCCACAGTACAAGGACAAGGAGAAGAAGATCAAGAAGTCCAACGAGATCCTAACGTTCGTGTGGAATAACCATGATCTCCTGGAACTCGCACCCGTGCGACAAGCAAGGAGAGCGAACAACGGCAGCAGGATATCAGTGGAGGCTCTGGGAGAGCCCACAACCGGCCTGTAAGCAAACAACGACAGCCTGGGTATTTCTCCTCGAATCCCAGGAAACTCTCGCACACAACACACTCACTGAGTAGTCTGACCATTAGTAGTCACTACTACACCCGTCCCACACTCACAGGGCTGACGACATAAAGTTGCAGCCACACACCAC